ACTAAAATAATTAAATTCGACGAATTTGTAACCGAATATTGTAATGAGAATAACTACAACAGTCAAGACAAGATAGATTTGAATGTATTTCTAAATACGAATTTGGATAGAAAACGTCTTCTTAAAGCAAAAGAAGTAATATATGACAAAGAAAATGGTAAGATTAAATCTATACCATCACTTATGTACAATACGGCATCAAAAAAATTCACTCTCAAGAGATGTGAGAAACGTCAATCTACATTGAAATCACTTGCCCCTAAAAAGAGTCGTGTAAAGAAAATCATTGAGAAAGTGGCTGCTATGGATAACAGTGATGATAGTAGTAAGTAATGGCAAACAATCTTGACAATCTGGACAACCTGGACAAACTCAACAACCTAGATAATACAATATTGGTCGTATTGTATTATGTCTTTATACGAGAAAAATATAAAAATTGATATAAACAATCCGTCATAATATAAAGTAATAATCAACAATGCTATTCGGATATCAATTACCTGAACTAAAAAATATTATAAATTTATTTCGATGGAATAATCTTTTGACTATAGAAGAAAGGGACGAAATCGAGCTATCAATGGGTACATTGATAGACAATTTTATAGAAGGCGATGCTCTAGGGTTCAGTAATCCATATTTCGAACTAAACATGAAGGAATACGTGTTTAAAAACATGAGTATGTCCTTAAAAGAAGTATTTAATAATGGGGGAAAATGTGTTAATGGAGTGAAAGAATCGTCAAATATATCACTAGAAACACAATTAGACGAAGAGTTGGAAAAAATCTATTTAAAAATTCATAAATATTACTTTACACAATATTATCCTCCGCGTTCATACATCGATAGTTTTATTCGCATCGAGCCAAATATTGAACTTATGGGCAATAAGATTCAATGTATTGAAAATAAACCCCAACCTGAACAACGAACTACTGAATGGTATCAGTTTCGCTATAATTTAATTACAGCAAGTTCTGCTTGGAAGGCATTTAAATCGCAAGCAGCCATCAATCAATTGATTGTTGAAAAGTGCAAGGATTTAGATGTCTCTAAATATGATACCGTAAATACGGCAACACCGATGCATCATGGAAACAAATATGAAGATGTTTCGATTATGCTATACGAATCCATGTATAGTACAAAAGTAAAAGATTATGGATGTATTCAGCATGATACACATAAATTTCTCGGAGCATCACCTGATGGAATCAATGTGGATCCGTCATCATCTCGTTATGGTAGAATGTTGGAGATAAAAAATCCAACAACGAGAGAAATTACCGGAAATCCCAAAGAAGATTACTGGATTCAAATGCAACTTCAAATGGAAACATGTAATTTAAACGAATGCGACTTTTTAGAAACCGCCTTTAAGGAATATGATTCGGAAGAAGACTTTATGAATGATGGTAATACATTTACACATACAGAAGCAGGACAATTAAAAGGGACGATTGTCTATTTTATAAAAGACGGAAAACCGCATTATGAATATATGCCTCTACATATCTCAAAAGAAGAAAGTGAGGTATGGTATGACGAAATCATGTCAAAAAATACAGATTTGACATGGCTGAAAGATATTCATTGGTGGTTAGACGAGTACAGTAGTGTGTTGGTATTACGAAACAAAGTATGGTTTGAAAGCGCCATTTCTAAAATTAAAGAGGTTTGGACAATCATTGAAAAAGAGAGAGAAACTGGATATAAACATCGTCTCCCCAAAAAAAAGGTAGTTCGTGCTTCACATTCAAATTCAATTGTTGATGTGTTCAATAATATAAATACTACAAATAATACAAATAATACAAATAATATATGTCTCATTAATGTTGATAATCTATAACTAACTCAGTAAGTTATTATTCATCGTTATCATAATTAGAAGGGCATTCTAATTTATGAGACCCATAATAATTCACTCTTATATCAGGAGAAGAAAAAGGAATTTCTTTAGGTGGCTCAGGTACCTCTATTTTTTTATCATCATACAATCCACCGCAAAACTCGGCAGGCGAACATTGGCCATTGTTTGGAGTAGCCCAATATCGCACATTATTTGTATATTGTCCATAAGAGGAACCAAATACAGGATAATAGGTAGAATTGTCTTCATATGTATTTTCGGAGACACCCATATTCTTTTTAAATGGATATTCATGTAACAGAGGGACGTCGTCACTTATTGGATAGTCGCCAGGAGTTAAATTAGCATACCCTTCCATATTATTTCCAGTAAATGGAATACTTAATATCGCAAACAACAATGCTAAAATCAAAAATATTATTTTTTTATTGAAAAATGTCATGTATATATTTTAACGACATTTTATTTTGATTGGTTGTTTTGATTGATTATTGATATTCTCCAATGATTACAAATTATCATAATTAGTTGATACTATAGTAATTATGAGTGCTAATATTGAATATAAATACGCGTGCTAAAACAAACAACAAATCATACAAAAAATACAGTATATACATCTAACGATTCTGAAGTTTGTGAAATGTGCTAATATTGAAATAATTTCAATATATGTAGTGTCATCGTGTTTGCCCACTTCTCATTTTCTCTATTTTTATCAGGATGATATTTTAATAGTAATGTATGTTTAGATTTTTTATTAGAAGATCCTTTACTTAATAGTAAATTAAATTCAACGCGTAATCTCTTGATAACGATATACTCAGGGTTGTTTATTTTTTCTTCTTCTTCCCTCTTTGTACGTTCCTTTTCCGCTTCTTCTGCCCTCTTTGTACGTTCCTTTTCCGCTTCTTCTGTCCTCTTTGTACGTTCCTTTTCCGATTTTTCTTCTTCTTCTTGTTTTCTCCATTTCTCCCACATTTCTTCAACTCTTATATCTGCTTCTCGTTTGTCTTGTTCTTTTTGTAATTTGGCGTCCTTTTTTATTTGTTCCTCTTCTCTTATTTTGTTCAGTCGTTCTGATTCTACTCTTTTCTTATCTCTCTTCTTCTTTTTTACTGCGGCTTCGCGTTCTCTTTCTTTTTCTAATTGTTTTTTTTCTTCATGCGTGGTATAAGACGGATCTAAAAATTTACGCCATAGATATTCGGTGTCTATTTTCCTTTTTTGATCGTCATTTAAATTACTTCTCTTCTTCAGGTCTTCAATCGATTTTAATATTTTTCTAGCTTTTTTCTCTTCTTTTTCTCTTGATAGATCATCCGATTTTTCATTTATATCTAAATTATTGTAATAGTTGGACATATTTTATATGCTATTTTAAAAGTTTATTTGGTTTATAAAAAAAATACTTTTCAGTATCAATTTTTATTTTTATGTTTATTTGATTTTTAATACGCCTCTCGCATCATTGTACGAATGGTTCTGTTTATGCGACAAATATCCTTGTGTAATTCGATTTTCACAAAGCATCGCATACAAATCAGTATATCAATCAGCGCATTATGAGTGTTTTTAGGAATTTTCTGAAATAGCTCGTTATGTAATTCGCTGAGCGTAGGATATTTGAAATACGTATCACCGTTTGGCCAACATTTTTCTATTTTACATAGTTCCACACTATTTTTCATCGTGCAATAGGTATCATGAATATTCACTCTGATTTTATTTCGAATTCCTTCTACTATGACCATTCGTTTATCAAATGAAACATTGTGTCCCACTAGCAAATCAGACATTTCTGAGAATTTATTGAATTTTTCTAGAGCTTGTTCGATTGAAATACCTTTGTCGGCAAGCATTTCACGTGAAATATTGTGGATTTTTTGACTTTCTGGTTGTATGACCACATTCTCGTCGATGGAAATATAATCATCTTCCAAGGTAACAATATCATTGGTTTCACTATCATAAACGATATACGATAGTTGAATAATATGAGGCCATTTTTGCGTCTCATAAATACTGGGATTCTTTCCCTCAGGTAATCCGGTCGTTTCTGTATCAAATATTAGTACTTTCATATTGATTGTGGTTAATTTATCATTTCAACAAAACAGAAAAATACTTCAATTTTATGTAAATATAGAGCAAATGATTCCACACAATTTTAAACCGATTCAACAATAATCTTTACAAATACCATATGACTTACGATGCCATTTGCTAATACCGAATTCCTTTATACCATCTAGATGTAATTTTGTACCATATCCTTTGTTTTTATGAATACTATATTTGTCTTTTAGTTCAGGATACTCTTCACATAATTCTTCAATATATTTATCGCGCTCCGTCTTGGCCAAGATAGACGCAGCAGCTATCGCGCAATATTTATTATCACCTCCTTCAATACAAATATGCTTTACCTGTAGAAATTCGTCGTTATTGAAACGCATATATGGTTTAAAATCGTTTCCATCTACCAAAAGGAAATACTCATTTTCATTATTACTCTCCATATCAATCACATTCTTGATACTATTATGCATACTTGACAATACTGACTGACGAATATTAATTCTATCAACAACTGTTTCATCATTGTAGGTAACACTCCATGCTAAAGCATGTTTTTTTATATGTTCGGCTGCTTCCAATATCTTTTTACTACTACTGAATTTCTTACTGTCTTTCATTGTATCATATTCGAATACGTCGTCTTTAGGTAATATGACAGCCGCAGTATAGACACGACCGAATAGAGGACCGCGACCTGCTTCATCAATACCGATTTCCAGCGTTTGACTCTCTTCATTATAGAATTTGGTCAGTGGTTCTTGTTTTGTTCTTGGCATTAGATATTCAGGTAATATAATTATGAATCATAATGATAATAATAGTTATATTCAATTTTATATTTTAAAATTTTCTTAAAGTATAATATAGAATGAAGTTTGAAAAAATACATTTGTTTATTATTCTGTTATTATCATTAGTATTTGCTGGCTTTTTAGGCGAGTTTGTACGCGAGGGAATGTCTTCCAATAAAGATGTTGTCGTAGTTGCCCACAAAACAGATGCCAGTAGTGCTCTTCCAACAGGAGTTCATTCCTACGATATTCCTCCAGGACAAGAAGATATGTATATTTTAAAATCGGAGGTTGTTCCACCGGTCTGTCCAGTTTGTCCCCAGTCAGCTGTTTGTCCTAAGCAAGAAAAATGCCAGCCATGTCCTCCTTGTGGTAGATGTCCTGAGCCAGCATTTGATTGTAAAAAAGTACCAAACTATTCCAGTTCCAACGACAATTATTTGCCTAGACCAGTCATAGCCGACTTTAGCCAATTTGGTATGTAATACATATTATTTAATATTTTTTACAATTAAATAATATTGTTTTTATTCTATAATTCATACGGATTTAATGTTTCTTGGTCTTTCTTTTTTTAGTCTTTTTAGCTTTTTTAGTCTTTTTAGCTTTTTTAGTCTTTTTAGCTTTTTTCCCTTTTCTTGTTTTTCTTTTTCCACCAACACCAGCTCCTTCACTCCCTGCAGCATTATTAGCTATAGCTGGTTGTGCCTGAAACATATTTTCAATAGCAGCTTTCTGTTGAGGATTGGCTACGGCTTCTAATTGGGGACGAGCACCAATAGCATCTTGTCTTAATAATTCTAATTCGGAGTGATTCATTAATTCGGTTGGTATTACTCTAGCCATTTGATATATGGCAATCTTCATACCAGCATTCAACAAGTACGGAGTTTTAAGTACCATAGTAACAACACTTCCTAAAGTCGTTAGGGCTAAAACATCTCTATTGAGTGCCCGAGTAATTAAAGTCATTGTAACATTGTAACCTGTACATATTGGATTACCCATACCTATGGCCTCCCATAATTTATTTCCACCGGTACCACATTGCCCAGTAAATAACGCGGTTAAACCTGTAATTACACCGCTTATCGCAGCACCCCCACTAAGAACCATATACGATATAATAGCAAGAAATAGAGCCTTTGCGATCATTCTAAATTTTGTAGCACTTATCATATCTCCTCCTTTTTGATAGTTTTTCTTTGATTTTCTTCTTTTACGATTCATTCCACCAAGGGTCTTTGAAGGTACTGGACAAGATTCAGTAAGAGGCTTAATATCATTAAGTAACTGTTTAAAATCCGCTCCAAATAAACTATCTAATTTGGAATTAGTATTAGGTCCTAATGGAATTGGGCAACTTGAATTAGCCATTATAAAATAGAATAATATTTTTATTTTTGTTTTTATAATATGCAAATTAATAATTATTCACGTGAATTCTTACATTTTGCATCCATTTGAAATGTTTTACACTTTTCTTCTTTGGGAACAATCTTAATAATACATTTTGCCTTTTTTCCATAGAGTGGTTCAGTACATCCCTTTTCCTTGTTATTTTTACGCGTTTTTTTGAATATAAATTTTTTTGCTTTTTCGTCTAGACATCTTGCTCTGAAATGCTCGTATCTTTCTCTCACATCACAATACGTCAATCCGGAATCTTTTCCTAAATTTTTATTGATACGTTCATGAAGCCGATATACATATCTAGAAAAACTATTACGATCCTTCATACAAACCATAGTCAATGGAAATACCTTGTAATTTTTTTTCAAATTCTCTCTACAATGTTTGCATGGTAATATATTGACCAAGTTTAACATGTAGTCTCTGTAGTGTTTTTTATCCTTGTTGGTTGGTTTTACAGGATAATTAAAACTCATTGTATGTAAAAAATGCCATTGAGCCGGTCCCCATACACTCACAAGCATACCATCTCCATCGCTAAAGTCTTTTTTGGAAAATATACGTTTTTTGGTTTTATTTTTACGTGACTTTATATTTTTACGCGATTTCATGTTTTTACTAGTTTTCATATTACATTATTTAGAGAAAAAATTTTACGCCTATATTATAATGAAAGATACGTATCAACAAATATACCAAGATTTTTGCAATAATACGAAATCTACCTTTTACATAAATGCGGTTGCCATACTCCTTATATTTTTATTTATAATCATACCGTCACAGTCGTCTGATTTAGTAGCCTCATTAAAACCATCTACTAATACATTTACCAATGTAATTGCTAGATTACTAATAATTGGCTTACTATCCTACTCACTATACACAAATATCGTTTCATCAAATTCTTTATTGGACATTGATAGTATTTTTACAAGTCCGAGTTTAGCAATAGTTCGAAACAATTTTCTCTTAAATAGTGTTTTCTCTCTACTCATCTTATCATTTATAGTATACATATTCTATGATTTTATCAAATAATCAAATAATCAAAATAATCAATATATTTGTTGGTTATTCGTTTTTAAAAACAACATTTTATATCTAAAAAATATATAATATGTTAGAAAGTATTCAAGAAGGAGCCTATAATTTACTTAGCAATACAAGATTTTGGATGATATTACTTGTGATCATATTCTTCTTAGTTGTAGCTGTATATGTTTATAGTAAATATGTCACTCCCATGGTAGATACCAAATTTCTTCCCAATAAAGAGTTTCACGATACGAGTGATTCGTCGGACGACGCACCTGAAGTAGAATTGTTTATCTTTACAGTTGAATGGTGTCCCCATAGTAAAAAGGCTATTCCTATTTGGAATGAACTAAAAGAAGAATACGATGGAAAAATATACAATGGACATAAGTTAATCTTTCAACAGGTAGATGGAGAAGAAAATCCTACTTTAGCAGATAAATACAAGGTGGAAGGATACCCCACCATCAAATTAGTAAAGGGTAATCAAATTATTGAATACGACGCTAAGCCTTCTTTAGAACATCTGAAAGAGTTTTTAAATAGCACTTTGAATTAGCTAGTTGTTTAGTTGCCTAACTCTTTTTCATAATGTAAAAATAATTCTGCAAACGTTTTACCTTCTTCTATTAATTCTTTCATCATTTCTACGTTTGTCAGATATTCAAACCATGTAGAATAATCTGCTAGTTTCTTATCACATATACATTTTAATTCATATCTGATTTGTTTAGGCTTAGAGTCTATTTGAATAAATTTAATAATTTTGCTCATTGATGCTTGTAAATACTGAAAAATGTTCATTTCATTATTTATAGTTTGTTCTAGGTTACTCCAGTTGTTCTTAATTCCCAACACCTCGTCTTCACTACATTGTTCGTTTTGCAAACATTCATTTATGGGGTAATTATCGAATAAACTACCATCGACATAGCATTTATCGCCTTCAATAACTGGTTTAAACAATATTGGAACGGCACTACTCATTTCTAAGGCTGTGATTAATGATAAATCAGGATGTGTTTTATGACTTAAATCTATTTTTTGAAATGAATTCATTTCCACCGTAAATAAATGCAAATCAATATGATTGTATTCATAATACTCTTTTAATGTAATTTCCTCTGTTAAATCTTTCGCAGTTAATAACGGTTCCAACATTTCCTTTACCATACTGACTTGAAACATTCCTTTGTTGTAATACATATCAATGAAATTGTCAGGTTCTATTTTAAATACCTTATTCCAAGGTCTTTTTAAGAAATAATCGTCCAATGTTTTCCAGTCATATTTCAATGATATGATCACTGCAGCAATCGCTCCTGATGAAGTCCCATATATCGACTTGATATTATCAATATGAATAAAATCTTTTTCAAATAAGTGCTTTATTGCACCATAGCATAAGAGCCCTGTAGGACCACCGCCATTAATTACCAAATGTTTAATCATATATCTTATTCATATATGATTAATTCTGATTAAGTATTTTTATTGTATATAATTATCATGTTGTTTTCTATTTATCAAAGACTTTATACTTGCTCTGTTACTTGACGATATTCCCTAAAATAATATTTATGAACTAATTTTTGTAATGTTCCAATCAATGATAATACACCAAAGCTAAATAAATATATCTTCGTATGCCCTTCAATACATACTGATTTTGAAGTAAAATGATGATACAAATAAATTAGTAATGTACCTATTAATACTGTAAATAAATTATGTAATATATATTCTATATCATCGTTAAGTTTTACATAATAATTATCATCTGATAAATAATGTTTTATAATAAAATGGCTAAATAATGATAGTATCCACACTACTTTTACAATTAATATTAATACTAATATCATATTTAATTTTACATCACTTTTCTCTGCCATATTATTGCTATACTAATTAAGGATATTATTTTTTTAGTTTGTATAAATACAGTATTTTCATTTTATTTTTTTCTATAGACAAAATAATATGAACATTTTTACACTATCTGATGAGAACGATTTAACAGATAAAATCAGCTTGGATGATTTGTTTGAAAAGAAGAGAGAGATTGCCGAGAGTAAATTAACATTGTATAACAAAATCTTAAATAGAATACATGCTAAAATTAAACTGACTTCCAATCAAAATCGAGGAAAAGAACAGTTTCTATGGTATTTAATTCCTGAAGTCATGATTGGTGTTTCAAGATATGATGTAGCCGAATGTACTGGTTATATTTTACGCAAATTGCGCGAAAATGATTTAGTCGTAAGATATACGCATCCGAATCTTATCTTTATTAGTTGGTCCCATTGGGTACCAGGCTATGTTCGTCAGGAATATAAGAAACAGACCGGTACTGTTATTGATGGATACGGCCAACCAGTCGATAAAACGCCTCAAATTGAGAATGGTAACAACAATAATCTTACGAATGCTGATCAATCTCTTCTAAATAAACAAGGAACATCCATCGTCGTAACGAAAGAAAAAGACAAGGATTATAATTCCACTAAAAACTATAAACCAAGTGGTATTTATAATAATGACATTTTAGAACGTATTCAGAACAAATTTACTACGTAATATTCGTCTATTCAAAAGACGAATACGACAGAACGATGATGAGCGGATATAGTTTTTCAATATTACCATTTAACCAAATCTAATATCTCCCTATACCGAGTGTTCCGATACCCTGACAATGAGGGCATTTACAATATCCTTTTTCGGCTCTATATGTTTCTTCACAATAAGCGTGTAATTGAATATTACATTGAATACATTGGACACATTGGGTACAATCGTTATTATCTACTTGTTCCCAACAGATTAAACAATCCTTATTTTCGTTTATTATACGACTAGAATAGGTATTTCCCATTTTAGATAATTAATTGTTGATACTTATTATATTTATAATAAATATCAATTTTTCTAGCAATTATCTTTATATATTTTGTAGCGCGTTTCGATTGATTTAATATGTAATATTCGCGTATCTCTCTACATATATTATTTAATTCTTCTTTACTATGTAAAAGACTTCATCATCTATTACATAATATATTCCACTCAAATATACAATCTGTAAATTACAATAGAGAGATTTTATCATAAAACAATACAAATATCACATGTTTTATTTGTTTTTATAATGAATTAATTATGTCCTTAAAAACTGAAACCAATAATTCCATTATGTATTCGCCTATTTTGACCGATAAATAAAACAGTCGTTTTCAGCTGTTTTTTATCCCCCTAAAACAAGTCACGACATAATGACTTTTTTGATTTCAGTTTTAAGGGACATGGATTTCATGTAGGTAACTTGCGCTTGATGATTTCCATTTCTCAAAAAACCGAAAAAGTCATGTAGGGCATGTAGGTAGCCCCCTACATATGAAGGGGTTGTTTTTGACCCTAAAAAGCTTGGATGTCTTTGATAATAGTAGGTATGTAACATTTACAACTTTTTTCAATTCTATTTTCAGATTTTTAAAATTCAACATGCTTTTTATGTGTAGTTTTTGATTTATTGAAAAGAGAAATGAAAAAAACGTGAAAAAGTGATTTAGAGCATAATGCTCTCCTTTTCATTTTGGATTGGTTTCATTTGTTACTGCACTTTTTTAAGCATTTATGCGACAGGATTTAGGATCTTTTATCTGTTGCTATATTAAGCAACCGATGGCAACATTTTTGGGTCCAAAAAGTTCCGATAATTATGAATGTAAAAAGTGTGACTTTAAATGTAGGAAACAAAGTCAATATGACCGACATGTTATGACACGTAAGCATCAATCGGCAACAAATAGCAACAATATTGACAATGTTAGTTCCACTCATACATGCGACAATTGTAATAAAACGTATCAAGATAGAACTGGTTTATGGAGACATAAAAAGAAATGTTCTGTTGCGTCAATTGAACCGACTACTATTGCCCTACAAAATGTAGGGAACGTTCCTACAGAAATAGATAAAGACTTGTTGGTGAAGATGCTTTTGAAGAATCAAGATATTATGGAAAATGTCATCTTGAAGAATCAAGACGTGATGGAGAAGATGATGGAGATAATGCCATCTATGGGAAGCAACAATCATTCTCATAATACGACTACAAATAGTCATAACACGCAAAATTTCAATATCCAAATGTTCTTAAACGAGCACTGTAAGAATGCGATGAATTTGAAAGAATTTATTGAATCGTTACCTATAACTGCCGAAACCTATGATAATACGATTGAAAACGGATTGACTAAAACGATTACGAATATGATAACAAACGGTCTGAATCAACTAGATGTGTTAGAGAGACCAATTCATTGTACAGATGCTTCGAGAAAAACCATCTACGTAAAAGAAGAGGACAATTGGGAAAAAGACAACGAATTACTGAAAGTATTGATGGGAATAAAAAAATTGGCCTATAAACAAAGAACAATGATAAATACATGGAAAGATATGAATATAGGATGGGACAAGGATGAAAGCATGCAGTTAAAACTGACAAATCTTATATGTAATTCTATGACGGATATTGAAAACGACGAGAAAGAGACTAGTAAAATTATTCGCGCTATAAGCAAGAATACATATTTAACCGGTGAAATTAAAAATGTATATACGTGAATGAATCTGTTAGCGAATCATGTATTATGCTAGTGGTTTGGGGTCAGGGGTAACTGCTTCATCTAATTTTGGACCGACTGGATCAATCGGACCAGCAGCAGGGGGAGCAGGAGCAGGAGCAGGAGCAGGAGCAGCAGCAGGAACAGGAGCAGCAGGAGCAGGAGCAGGAACAGGAGCATCATCACCTACACGCATAGGAACTGGTGTTTCATTATTTTCCAAAGCTTTCTCAACAATTGGATCAATTTCATCAGCACTAGGCTCTAGAGAGACGGTTTGTTCAACATTCTCTTGTAATTTCTTAATCTGAGATGTAGATGTATCCATAATCTGCTTCTCTACCAATGCTTCAAATATCTGTAATCCTCTAAAGAAATCTTCTTCACAAGTAGTGTATAATTTCAAAATACCAACACGAGAATCTGTTATTAATTTTGATAATAATTTATTGTCTAATTTGGGATTAATAACAATGAGTTTTTTATTAGCATCTTGAGGGTCTTTGATAAAAACAAACAATTGGTCTATAATGGCTAATAAAGCAGTTTGATTGTCTTCTGTATTCTTCATCATTGCTTTCACATTATCTACATACTCCTTGAATAACTTTTCTTTGAGAGTTCCCTTGTATGTTTTTGTAAAAGCTCCATTTGCTTTACATGAATTGATTTTTTGATAATTGCGAAGAGGTATTTGACCAAATTTCGTAATATTGGACGGTAGGTCCTTTTTTCCAGTAAAAAGTGTATAAAACATTTGCACATCTGAATTGTATTGTTTTATCATTTCATCTGACATTGACGTGAATTTACCAGTATTGTAATCATAAACATCATAATATAACACTTCTAGTTCAGGAATTCCAGGTTCTGAAGTAATTGGTTTGGAAGAACCATCTTTAGTACCATTCAGCCCACAGAAGTTCGTTTTTAGATCCACGGTTTGATTAGGAGAAGAAATATCTAAAGGCGTACGATCTTTCATCAATGCATTAATTCTAGAGCTACATAAATTCACTTTGGATATAGTAGGTTGAATATCTTTCGGTATGTCGTTTCGGTGTTCATAATCAACAGTAACAGTAGAACCAAATTTATCTTTCCATGTATAAACTGGATTAATAGTATGCGCAATAGCATTGAATACGTGAAAAATCTGAACATAAAATTTAGCAACAGCAATACACATTCGCTTCTTTTTTAATTCGCTCTTAATATCCATCTTGTCTAAATTATTTTTATTAAAATAAGCAACCTTTTCAGGAATATCGGTCATTTTCAAGGTTTCAATCCCTCCTTCCATTCGCTGTTTTAAATATTCCAATTCGGTTTCAGATAAATAACGTGATATGACATCGGAAGTTAATATGACCAAGTTTTTACAATATTTCGGATCAGTAAGGTTTTGGAGGTCTTGAAAATTACTGGTTAAAATATAATTGGCCGCTAGATAATCGATAGTTGATGATAATGTTTTTTTTTGCGGCATTTGAGATGTTGATTGTTCGGCACCCATATATCTTAGATAAATATAAAATAATAGCGAAAATAACAAAATCAACAAAACAAAGAATCATAGTAATTAACAATAAAATTGAATTAAAAAATGAATAACAAAATATTATTATTATTAAATGAGCGACCGTCTAACTAAGAAAAAAAAGGCAACCAAGTCCAAAAAGGAGTTATGGGCACAAATAGAAGATAATTTTATCGATAAGGCACCGATTGAATGTATATATAGAATGGAAGGGGAAAGAGAATCGTGTGATATATGTAAATTTAGCGTAAGAACCACTGAAAATGGATTTTTAGCTTGTTCTAATCCTAAATGTAGTGTCATTTATAAAGATATGGTAGATCAGTCGGCAGAATGGCGATATTATGGAGCAGATGACAATCAGAATTCGGATCCCACCAGATGCGGTATGCCTGTAAATCCACTATTGAAGGAATCGTCATATGGTTGTAAAGTAATATGTCAAGGTGCCACTTCTTATGAAATGAGAAAGATTCGACGATATACAGAATGGCAATCTATGCCCTATAAAGAGAAATCGCAATATGATGAATTTCAGCGTATTACCATTATAGCTCATAATGCAGGTATTCCAAAGATAATTATTGACGAGGCATTAAGATATCACAAGAAAATATCGGAACACAAGACATTTAGGGGATTAAATCGCGATGGTATTATTGCAGCGTCTATTTATATTTCATGTAGAACAAATGATTGTCCTAGAACGGCAAAGGAAATTGCGACCATATTTACATTGGACAATACAAGTGCGACCAAGGGATGTAAAAACGCCATTACCATTATCAATGAGATAGAGTGTGACATGATAAATACGGATAAAACGTCCTTGTGTAGAACGAAGCCAGAGGATTTCATCGATAGATACTGTAGCAAGCTGAACATCAATCAAGAACTGACGAAATGTTGCAAGTTTATTGCTATGAGAATTCAGAAAAACAATATGATTCCTGAGAATACACCTCATAGTATTGCGGCAGGTATCGTGTATTTTATAGGACAGACATGTAAGTTGAATTTGTCAAAACGAGATGTAAATAGAGTGAGCGAAATAAGCGAAGTCACGATTAATAAGTGTTATAAAAAGTTGGAAGGAGTTCAAGATAAACTATTACCCAAAGCAATTTTAGATAAATATTCGTAATTTAGCAAAAATATGATTGAAACTATTCAAAATAAACAATGATGTATTCCCAGCCATCGACAGATAAGACAAAGACA